CCAGTTTTACGGCCTTTGTGAGGATCGGCACTGACCCGTCAACTATTAAATTATCCGGCACAAAAGAACCGAGATTCTGTACTAACTCTGCCATTTCTTTGCCCTCCTTTTGCTTATTAACTCCGCCATGGATTTGATAACTACTTCCTTCTGGACCTTATCGCCGTGCGCATCAGGGGCGACATTTATATCGTCAACACCCGAATCACGACTGTCGGCCATCATCTTAGCCATAGCCTCTTTCTTTTTGGCTGCCTCTATTTTTAGCAGCTCTATCGCAACCTGCTCTACCGTCATGGGAGATTCAAACTTTGCCTTTGTTTCAAGATCCTTTGGCATGACAGATGCAATCTCGTCTATTGCCTTAATCCTTTCCCTTTCTGCCTTCATGCCCTCTTCTCTTGCCGTCGCTTCTATCTTTGCTACGAGATCTGGATATATTGTTTTTAATTCTTCTACAGTTTTAGCTTCCAACAGCTTACCCTCCTTTTTACTTTCATTATTTCCCGCTTTGTCTTCCCAGGGCGGGGTCCTGTCGAACTGCTCATAATGCCTTCCAAGATGATTTTTTACTTTACTCATGTCGGCTTGTGGGATGTTACTCTGCTCAAGTCTGGCTGCCGCATTTGCTACGCCTCGCCATACCACCTTGCCATCGCTCGGCCTGTGATGGGGGAGTTTCAGGTCTCCGAAGGTATCCGGAGGCATGGATGCGGCCCAGGCAAAATGCCCGGCGATTCGCCTTTTCTCAGCATCAGTTAACTCGTCCCAGCTTTTATCCGTAAAATCTTCTAGGTTAGGGGCCTCCCACGGTTCACCCTCGTCTGCCGTTTCCATTGACACATTTTCTGGAGACACCCCATTGATTATTTTGGGCAGCGGGACGCTAAGCTTAGATATATCGTGCCTGACACCATTCACGATTAATACTCCCCCTCGAGCCGCAACCGGCACATCCTCAAAGAGTATTTCATCAACGAAACCAAGCTCTTTAGCTTCCTTGCCGGTCATCCATGTTTCTTTATCCATCATTCTGGATATTTTTTCTGCATCTAACCCAGTCTTACCAACATATGCATGGATAATACCTTCCTTTACCACCTCCAGTTGTTTTGCGTATTTTTTCATTTCATCGGCTGTAAAATAGCCGAGCATGCCCATTGCAGGATTATGTATCATCATGAGGGCATTGTTGGGCATCTTGACCACATCTCCAGCCATAGCCACCACGCTTGCTGCACTGGCGGCTATGCCGTCAATAATAGCTACCACCTTTGCTTTATGTGATTTAAGTTGGGTATAAATAGCCTGTGCAGCGAATATATCACCACCTATTGAATTGATTCTTACTGTTAATCTTTTAACGTCACCCAAGGCCTTCAGATCATCGTAAAACTGGCGAGGTGTCGTTATATTGCCCTCTTCGTCCAACCAAAGCCCGCCATCAGAGTAAATCTCACCATATAGGACGATTTCCGCTTCGTCCTCGCCGATATTTCTTATCTGCCAGAATTTGTCCAATTTTTCACCTCCCTTACATGCCCTGCTGTGGCTGTGTGGGGATGCCAGCAGCCTTCATGCGTTCAACTTCCCGCTGTAATTGGTCTATATTTCTGTCAAAGTCGCTGCCAATAAGCTCAATCGATTCCCTTTCCCTTGTGGAAAAGCCGTTTTGCACTCGCATTTGAGCCGCTTGGACTTCTTTCACCGGGTCTATCTGTCCCGGTGCAGGCCCATGCCATTCCGCCCTCGCCCACGCTTTTGCTATTATGGGGTCATTAAAAAATCCAGGCGCATCGATACGTCCTGCAGATACAGCCTCTCTGAGCCATACTTCATAAATTGGCTGGCAAAAGTCATTGGCGAACCAGGTCCGACGCATCCTGAAAGCCTTCCAAGCCTCAAGAAGCGCGGCCCTGCTTGCAGAATAACTTGCTGTAAAGTTTTTCAATAAGAGCTCGTATGGTATTTCAAGAGCAGCACCAACATGCTTGGCAAGCGCCGTTGTAAACGATTCGAAATTAGAAGATGGCCTTTTAGGATCTGCAGCGGCAATGTCATAGCCGGGGGGCAGAGTGTTGATCGTCCCTGCGCCGAGCTCGAAATCTGCAGGGTCAATGCTGATCTTTTCCTTCGCCCCCACGGCCTCGGCAAGTGGAAAATCTCCTACGGCCCCACCTCCTTCTTTAATGAAGATTGTAAAAAACCCCATGACGATTGCGGCCATAAGTTCCGCTTCTGTATATCGTTTTATTTGCTTTAGTTCTTCTATAATGGGAGAAAGAAAAGGCACTCCACGATATTGCTCACATCTTTCTGGCACCATCACTTGAAGAATATTTGGAATGCCTGTCCTTTTCCCAAAAGCCTCAATGCGAGTCCATTCCCACGTGGCTATCGGATTTGCAGGGTCATTCAGATAGGCATTCGAAACCCAATATGCCACTACCTTGCCTGTTTTATCTATCTCTACACCGTTAATAATCCTGTTGCCTGTTTCTGAGTTATAACCGATAGGACCATATGTATAAGATACTGCTCTCGTATTGGACATAGGCGTGCTAACCCTATCGGCTTCAATAGCGTGGATGCGCAAAGAATATGGGAAATATGGTGTAGGATCTTCAAATTTGATCAATGCCCAACCATCGCCATTTAACAGCGATGACATAAATACAAGCGATTGGATTTCATAAAAATTATTCATATAAGTGGCATCGCAGAACAACCCATCTGCCCATAGCGCAAACTCTCGTTCTGTTTTTTTCTCCCATTCATCTGCTTCGTCGATGGATATGCCGAGCACCTCGTAGTCAATGCGTGCTTTCAGCTTTAATCCCGCTCCTATTACGTTTGTCCTTGACGTGTTTATGGCTGATCTCGCCAGCCCGCTACTCATGAAAAGATCTCTGGATCGCTGGCGCAATGTATCAAGATTCATATCTATGTCAGCTTGCGGGCTGCTTGACCACGCCTGCCATCCCTTCATAGAGCGTTTATACGTTGAGGCACCTGAGCTGGAATATCCTGCGTTCTTTATTGTCGCAAGTGTCTGTCTTGCTATTTCCCGCTTGGCTGCATGAACAGGGCTTATAACTGATAGCAACTTATCTATTATGCCCATCATATATCCCTCAACACTATTCTTTTGGCGCTTCTTCCGGCATTACGCTCAACTATTTCTATTTGAGCTTCAAGCTCCTTGATTGCCTGTCTTATCTGTGCCAGGTCTGCCCGCTGCAGCGTCCTTGTGCCGATCCTGTATGATTGACCCGACAAAACCGCAGCCTCGGCTTCATAATAAAGCTCTAGCCTTGCCTTTAATCTTTCTAGCGTGTCACCCATATCGTCATACCTCCAGCCCTCGCTTCACGACGCCATATCGCCTTTTTCTTTGCTGGCTATCGCTCTGCGGTGTCGTGTTCGCCTTCCCGATATTGCCTTTTATGCGTTCTTCTATTGCGTGAAAGTCAGGATTTAACAATTTAAGGGCAGCCAAGTTGTATACCCTCAGGTCAAGTGGTTCGTTTCTCTTGTCTTTCGCGATGTTTTCCCAAACGATCACTGTTCTACCCTTCTGTTTTCTGATGACCCTCTTTTCCGAAATAAGGCCTGCAAAGTAGTTGAAATCGTAACCTCGGTCTTCGTTTGACGGAAAATGACAATATTTAGGCCCAGGTCTTTCGATCTTTAACCTCTGCATGATCGTGGTTTTTGCGGAATCTACGCCCACCAACACCAAAGGCAACCTGTATTTATTATTTCTGGATATCTTATAGATAACGGGAATGCCGGATCCGCCCATGCCACGTATCGGGAATACAGCGCTCGATATTCGTTGAAGGCAATATTTATAAACTTCTTCCGTAAAATGCCCACCTGAATCAACAGTTGCGCATGATATCAGCATGCCAGTTCCATCATGTCTGACCCATTCTTTTTTGAGCAAGTCATCTATTCTCGTCCATGTGCCTTGATCGTCCGGTCTTCCCCAGACTATTCCTTTTTCTATACCCCATGATTCTTCATCTTTCCCCCAGCCCATAACTTCATATTCAAGTCTGTCGTCCTGCGTATCAATGGCGAGCGTGAGGACCAAGACACCATTCGGCACTTCTGCGTTGTAATGTTCCCGTCTGTCAAGCAAGATGGTTTCGTCCTCTATTTCGCCCCGCTCTTCCCACGTTTCGCCCAAAACAGTATTGACAAAAACCTTGTAAAGTTCGGGATCGTCTTTAACCTCAAGAAATTCCTGTACTATCTTTTCCCATGATGACCATGGCGACACAAAGGCGTTTAGCCTAAAACTTCGTATCCCACGCTTGATAGCCCCAGGATTGTCGGCAATCCATTTGGCTGGCTGTTTCTTCATGGTGAATTCATCGAATTCTTTGGTGCACGTAGGGCAACGCCATTTAACGTCATTTATCACGTAAATCGTCTTGTTGCGGTTTTCTTTCTTGTCATATTTGAAGACCATGTCTCTCATTACGATGAAGTGATAATTATCACAACTTGGACACTGCACGCACCATTTCTCCTGAGTCCCAAGCTCATATTCGAGCTCTATCCTAGACGCCCCTTTAATCGTAGGCGTTGAGGTATAAACGTGCTTCCTGTTCCAAAATGTCATAGTCCTGCGCTCTGCCAAAGCTATTGGATCTCCTTCACTGCCAGCACTCGTAGGATATCTGTCGACTTCGTCACAAAGGAGTATCCTAATCGGCCTGCTTGCCAATCCTGCAGGGCTGTTAGCCCCACCTATAGCCAAAAAACCGCCAGGAAACACTTTCATGAGGATCGTGTTGTTGATATCACGCGTCTTGGAATCCGAAACCTTTGCCTTCAGCCTTTCTGTCGCCGAAAGCATAGTAGATATACGCCTCTTTGAAAAATCCTGCGCGGTTTCCAGTGTTGGTTGAACCAGAAGAATTGGCCCAGGGTCTATGTCAATGTAATAACCCATGATGTTCAACAACACTTCCGACTTTCCAACCTGGCTCGACGTCATGGCCACAACTTTTTCAATGTTGGGACTTACAACGGCGTCCATAATCTCTCGCTGGTATGGTGCCCTGTCCGTCCTCCATTGGCCAGGTTCGGCCGATGATTCTGGCACAAGTCTTCTATGCAGATCCGCCCATTGACTTACCGTTAACCTCGGTGGTGGAGCTATCGCTTTCGCTATCTTCGAGAACATCTTCATTGTCGCTTTCGTCGTCGCCGCTGCCCTCACCACCTTCCGAGAACAAGTCAGGAGAATAATTGCTAAGCTCAGTTAATGCTTCGTTTATTTCGGTTGCCAAGATGTCGTT